ACACCTTCAACTAATCAATATTCTGGAAATTATTTAAGAGTAGAACATTTTGACCACGGAATGTATGGAAATACAAATAAACTTAGAATTTATAATGCAGAATCTAGTACCGCACCGGTTGTAATTACTTCATCTTTAACATCAACATCAACAACAATTGCTGTCGGAGATACTTCAAACTTTGGAACTTTTGAGGGAGTTTCTGTAAGTGCAACCAATCCTGGATATGTAAAAATTGGAAATGAAATAATTAAATATCAGTCTATTGGTAGTGGATTCTTAGGAACTATTACCAGAGGCATTGATTCTACTATTTCGATTGATCATGATGTAAATAGTTTAATGTACAAGTATGAATTGAATGGCGTTTCATTACGCAGAATTAATACAACTCACGACATTAGTGATCTAGATATCGGATTGGATGGATATTATTTGGAAATTGACAGAACTACAAATGGCGTAAATAGAAGTGCTGATGGATTTATTGATGGAAATGCTGCAAATGCACCACAACTGCAATTTACTTCAGAATCAACATTAGGAGGTTCTAAAGTTCTAGCAAGTGAGAATATTCTTTATAGTTCTATAGTACCAACATACGATCTCATTACTCCAGGATCTTCTACATCAGTTTCGGCTTTCATTAGAACAGTTTCCGGAACAAGTGTAAGTGGAAATGAAACTTCATTCTTATCTAATGAAATTGAACCAATTCAGTTGAATGCATTGAATACTCTGAGGAGTGTGAGACTTGTATGTTCCAAAGAAAATGAAACTGAATATCTTAATAATTTACCTAGAAATAAATCATTTACCACAGGAATAACCTTAAGCACAACTGATTCTAATTTATCACCTATAATATTCTTAGATACTGCATTTACTGAGTTTATTTCCAGTCGTTTGAATAGTCCAGTTTCTGATTATGCATTAGATGGAAGATCTAATTCCATATTGGATGATCCACACGCCGTGGTATATGTTTCAAGGGCAGTAAATCTAGTAAATCCTGCAACTTCTCTTAAAGTTATTTTATCTGCATATCGTCACGAATCTGCTGATTTTAGAGTTTTATACAGTTTATTCAGACCAGATTCTTCTGAAGTTGAACAATCATTTGAATTATTCCCAGGGTATGATAATCTTATATCTACACCATCAGGACTTTCGGTAGTTGATCCCTCTCTAAATAATGGAAAACCTGATTCTTTTGTGAGTTCCAGTTTAGATAATCAATTCAAAGAATATGAATTTACTGCCGATAATCTTGGGTTGTTTAATGGATATGTCATTAAAATCGTAATGTCCGGAACTAACCAGGCATATCCACCAAGAATCAAAGAACTTAGGACGATTGCTGTAAGATGATTAGAGTAAAGGGGTATACAAATCTTTATAGGGATGAAAATAGCGGGGCTATTGTTAATTGCGATTCTGTGGCATATAATCAGTATCTTAATATAGTTAATAATAAGGAATTGCAAAAAAAAGAATTAGATATGATCAAACAAGATATTGATGAAATTAAGTCATTATTAAAGGAGTTGCTAAATGGATCCAAATGATATTGAATTAAAAACAATTAATAAACTATTTGAGTATGAAAAACATTCTAGATTTATTGATGAGTTGAGTTTTGATGAATTAAAAAATTTTTCAAAACTTTATTGTAAACTATATTTGAAGCAACAAGAAACTATTTCTTCTCTTGGTGCAATTAAATATAAATAGAAAGTAGATATATTGGAATAAATGGCATCTGTATATGTTAATAACCTTGTAGTCAATTCAGGTACAGATTTTTCTCAAACTTTTACATTAGAATCTAATGACACTGATTCTGCGCTGGATTTAACTGGATATACGGTATCAGCACAGATGAGAAAGTATTCTGGCAGTTCAACATTTACCACCTTCACTTCCGGTATTTTATCACCAAGAACATTGGGAAAAATTTTTATCTCTTTAACTTCCAGTCAAACAGTAGATTTAAAACCTGGGAGATATGTATATGATGTAGTTATTACTATAAATTCTGTTAAAACAAGAGTAATTGAAGGGATGGTTCTTGTAAGAGAAGGAGTTACTCGTTAATGTCTGATATTAAAGTTAGAGTCGGGCAACAAAATTCAGTCAAGGTAATTTCATCTATTAGTGGTGGATCAAATTTTGCGAATTTTGCCGATATCGCAACAAATGTAATTGGTGGAATAGCATCAGTTACATCTCTTAATGTTAGTGGAGTATCTACATTTATAGGTATTGCAACCTTTAAAAATGATGTTTACATTGATGGTGATCTTTATATTAGTGATGATTTAGTATTTGATGAATTTACTGCTCGTAATGCAAATATTACCGGAATTCTTACCGTAGGGCAGTCATTTTATTATCCGCCAGGGCAACCTTATGGTGTTGCATATTTTGATCCGAATGACCAATTAGTTTCTACTGGCACTACTTCAGCGGCAATATCAGAAACTAACTATATACTTACAACTGACAATTCAGGAATACCAACCTGGTCCAATGTTATAGATGGAGGAACCTATTAGTGTCTAAGCCAGCAAGTAGACAAGAACTCGTAGACTATTGCCTAAGACGCCTAGGTGCCCCTGTATTGGAGATTAACCTTGCCGACGATCAAATAGATGATTTAGTAGATGATGCCCTCCAGTACTTCCAGGAGAGGCACTTTGATGGTGTAGAGAGAATGTATCTGAAGTATCAATTTACTCAAGATGATATTAACAGAGGAACCGCATCAAGAGGAAGTGGAGTTGGATTAGTAACTACAACAGGAACATCAACAAATATATCAGGTCTTGGAACAATTACTTCCAATTTTTATGAAACATCCAATTTTATTCAGGTTCCGGATTCTGTAATTGGAATAGAAAAAGTTTTTAAATTTGATGCTAGTTCCATCTCTAGAGGTATGTTTAGCATTAAGTATCAACTATTCTTAAATGATTTATATTATTTCAATTCAATTGATTTATTACAATATTCGATGGTAAAAAGTTATCTTGAGGATATTGATTTTCTTTTAAGTACTGATAAGCAGATAAGATTTAATAAAAGACAGAATAGAATGTATTTGGACATTGACTGGGGATCCCAACAAGTTGGAACCTTCCTAATAATTGATTGCTATAGAATTTTAGATCCAAATACTTTTACTAATGTTTATAATGATAGTTTTTTGAAAAAATATTTAACTGCCACTATGAAAAGACAGTGGGGGCAAAATTTAATTAAATTTAGAGGAGTTAAGTTGCCTGGAGGAATTGAATTGAATGGTAGGGAATTATATGAAGATGCAGAGAGAGAATTGGCGGATATAAAACAAAGAATGGCTCTTGATTATGAATTACCACCTTACGACTTTATTGGATAATAATGGCACTAAATCCTTTCTTTCTTCAAGGTTCACCAAATGAACAAAGACTCGTTCAAGAGTTAATCAACGAACAGTTGAGGATTTATGGCATAGAAGTAATTTATATTCCCAGAAAATTTGTAAGAAGGGAAACTATTTTAAGAGAAATTTCATCGTCAAAATTCGATGATAATTTTGCTCTAGAAGCATATGTAAACAATTATGATGGATATAGTGGGCAGGGAGATATTCTTACTAAATTTGGAATGTCCCTGAAAGATGATTTGAGTTTAATCATTTCCAAAGAAAGATTTGAGGATTTCATTTCTCCCTTTTTAGAAACAGAAAGTGATGAAGAAATTGTTTTAGCATCAAGACCTAGAGAAGGAGATTTAGTATATTTTCCACTAGGTCAAAGATTATTTGAAGTTAAGTTTGTAGAGCACGAACAACCATTTTATCAACTAGGCAAATTATATGTCTATGAATTAAAATGTGAATTGTTTGAGTACGAGGATGAAGTTATTGATACAACTATTGAGGAAATTGATACTCAAATTCAGGAAGAAGGATATATAACAACACTAAGTTTAATTGGGATTGGAAGAACTGCAACAGCATTATCAACAATTGGGACTGGTTATATTAGACAAATAACCTTGAATAATGATGGATATGGATATACTTCCCCCCCAACTATAGGCATATCTTCCGCACCTCTTGGTGGAACAAATGCATCAGCAAAAGCAATTACAGAATTTAAATCTGGATTTTATGCCATAAAACAGATAGTATTAACAAATGCCGGTACTGGTTACACTGTTGCCCCAATCATTACAATTATTGGAAACGGTATTGGTGCTGCTGCTACTTGTGGAATTGAAACCTCACAGTCTGGTGTTATTTCTATAAATCTTACTGATAATGGTGTTGGGTATTCAACGGCACCACATGTAAATATTATAGGAAGTATTGGTTCTGGAGTAACAGCAACTGCAATATCATCAGTAGTAGGAACTTCCCAGACTGTATCTTCAATAAGTCTTACAAATCCTGGAGTAGGATACACCATTGCCCCTCAAGTTGTTATTGATGGACCGCCAATTCTAACTGGAATTGGAACTTATTTGTTTAATGAGATTGTAACCGGGTCTAGGTCAGGAACAACTGCAAGAGTCAAATATTGGGATTTTGACACTAAAATTCTTAAGGTTTCTTTTGTCAATAACGTAACACCTAATGGATTTTTCCCAGGAGAAACAATTACCGGATCAATTTCTAATGCTCAATATTCGGTAAATACTTATAGTAATTGGAATCCATATGATAAGTATGGTGATAATTTACAGATTCAGACTGAAGCAGAATCTATTTTAGATTTTTCCGAATCCAACCCATTTGGTTCTTATTGATACTATAAATACATAATACGGTAATGATTGAATAAACGGGTATAGAAAAACGTTAGGAACCTATTTTTACCATCAAATTATTAGAAAGACTGTTACTGCATTTGGAACTCTTTTTAATGACATTTACATAGAGCATAAAAATTCATCTGATGTAGGAATCAGTCAGATGAAGGTTCCTCTTGGATATGGACCTATGCAAAAGTTTCTTGCCAGGATTGAGCAGCAATCCGAATTGAATAAAGCAATTCAGATTACTCTACCCAGAATATCATTTGAAATGACTTCTATTCAGTATGATTCCACAAGAAAGGCAAATGTAACTCAAACATTCAAAACTTGTGGCAATGGAAATACTATTAAAAAAGTTTATATGCCAGTTCCATATAATATTGGATTTCAGTTAAATATTATGACCAAGTTGCAAGATGATGCTCTACAAATAGTTGAGCAGATTCTTCCAAGTTTTCAACCATCATTTAATTTGACAGTAGATTTGGTAGATTCTATCGGAGAAAAAAGAGATATTCCTGTGGTTTTAGATAGTGTATCCTTTACCGATGACTATGAAGGAGACTATTCGACTAGAAGAACTTTAATATATACTTTAAATTTTACTGCCAAAACTTATCTGTTCGGACCAATTTCCGATAGTACAGATGGTCTTATCAAAAAAGTACAGGTTGATATGTACACTAGTGCTGACACT